TTACCTATGTTACTGTGGCTAGCCATTAGAGCTTCCATCTGCTCTCCTGCTTCAGACTCTTCCTTAGAGGTAATTACTCCAAAGATAGGATAGCCTGATAGGAACACATCACTAAGATAGGCTACAGTAGAGTCTACATGAGAGATAACCATAGGGGTCTCTATCATTTTCTCTAGCTCTTTACGCTCTGCGTCAGTGCAGGTGTCGTCTATAGCCTTGTAAGTGTAATAAGCCTTATCAATTACTTCTAGCTTATCTTTGAATTCTTTAAAGTTAGCTTGGCGCTTAGCCATATTAACAGCATAGCTTATGAATTTGTCGTGACTAGCCTGTGTGAAAGGCATTCTTGCTTTCTTAGTAGCCATTGGTTAGGTGCTCCGCCTAGTAAAGTTATCTATATAAGTGTTATCTTCAACTACCTTAGCATCATCTGCTGGATTCTGCAAGACTTCTTGGTAGCTAAAGACTAAGGCTTTAAGCTCTGGGTCATTACGCACCTTCTCCCCATAGCAGCAGCAGTCTAGGATATCATCCTTATTATCTGTTCTATCTACCTTGAACTGAAGAGCTTGCCATACTATCATGGCTCTTACTTCAGCGTTACGTACGATATAGCTACCAGCTAATAGCACTTTAATCCACATGCGGATACGGCCTGTCTTATTAGCCTTGCCGGGGTGGATAGGTACTACGGTAATCTGATCTGCTAAGCCTGTACTAGCTAGGTATTTATCCATCCAGAAAGCTAATGATGCTTGATAGGCTACGCCCTCAGGGAATATAACACTAGCCTTCCATTTAGATGCTAAAGCTATAGCCTTAATAATCACCTGCTCAGGGTTAAAGTTACCAGCACTAATCTCTACTATCTCTATACACTCCCAGCTCCAGACTACATGCACACTAATTACGTTATCATCTGAGTTCTTCTTATTACCGGCAGGATCTATAGTAAGGAACGCCCCTAGGGGCTCTTGATCTGCTGGGATATCAGCACTAGGTATAGCTCCATCAGGTAATAGGCTACCCTTCTTACCACTAGGGTCGTTCTGCACTTCTGCAAACCAAGTATCCCCTTCTCCTACAGACTCATCCGCCATATAATCAGCTATAAGCGCGTCTATAGGCCAGATCTCCTCCCATAATGCAGTGCCGTCAGCTAGTATAGCACCAGTTATTAAGCTGTTCCATTGAGGAGACTTAGCTAGCTTGTTAAGGATACACTCCTCTGAGTACATGTTACCTATGTAGATTACTGTTATACCCTTAGGGCCTTTAAGCTTGATAGTAGATGTTATCCACCTCATAAGGCGGGCTCTATCAGTAGGAGACTCATCATTCTTATCTGTCTGAGCATCATCAAATATTAGGAGGTCAGGACGTGCATTACCTATATTAAGACCACGAGGCGACGAGCCTGAGCCTATAGCAGCCAGTACTAGGTTACGCCCATTATAGCGTAGCTTAATAAGCTCTTTAGTATCCTTGGAGATGGTAGCTTCTATATTACCATAGACCATGGCTACGTTATCTGACACAAGAATCTCTCTAACATCAGCTAGGAAGTTCTGCGCCAACGGCTCAGTAGCACATACCACTACTAGGAAGTCACTAAGCTCATAGATAAGAGCGAAGAATACTAGTAGCTTGATTAGGGTAGTCTTAACATGACCACGAGGTAAGCCCAACGCGAAGCGAAAGACAGCACCATACTCTCTCTCGTTCATCTCCTTAACTAGGTAATTCCATACCTCTACATAGAAAGGAGGGAACTCACTCGTAGCTACTCCGGGCATACAGAAGGAGGCTAGGAAGTTAAGATTGGTACGGCAAGCCTGCTCAGCTTCGTCTCTAGTAGCGGCTCCACCTTGGTCTACCTCTGCATCTGTTCTAGCTGCCATGCGACTCAGCTCTCTCTTTAGCGTAATGAGCTCCTGCTCTAGGTGGCTTCGCCTTGGCTTGTACTTTAGCTAGTGCCTCAGCCCTTGACTTAGTTGCTGCTATCTCACTAGGGGAGCTGTTCGTACGCTGCTTTAGGCGATGCTTCGATGACATTACTCTTCTCCTTGATAATAGTTTTAAGTTTGTTAGCTGGCATAGTAGCCATGTTACGGCCATTGATCTCTATGATCTCCTTAGCACTACTAAACATGATATTGATCTGGGCTTGTCCTACGTTAGATAAGTTGAGTTGTAGCTTGGTAGCCCCATCATCTGCGCCGCCATCCATTAGTCTTAGTGCAGCTCGATCTGTTCGTAGCTTAGCTATCTTGCCTAGCGCATTAGTTGCCTCGCTTAGGCTATCGCTTTGAGTAGCTAGTTGGTCTATATGCTGAATTAGCTTACGCTCTATGCTTTCTAGGTGCGCCTCTTTGCCTATATCTTCAGTGGCCTGCTTACCGGCATACTCTGCTATAAGCTTGATAAGCTCGTGGTTGTCTGAGATTAGCTGACTGATGCGCCCCTCTGTTACTCCTAAAGCCATAGCTATCTGCTTGTGGGAGATTCTGAGCACTATCATCTGGGCTATCTTCTTTAAGTCCATCCTATGCTCCTATGCTAGGCTAGCTAACCTTGTGAAAAACTTTAGTATTATTTAAGAGAGTGCTTTAAGTATCCTGCGCGGGGTAGCCGTAAAAAGGCCTCATACCCCCTACCTTCTACTAGACTACTCACTCCTTATCGGTCGAGTCACTTGACCCTAAGTAGCTTATAGCTACGCATTCCCTTTTGCTCTTGATCTTAAGTAGATTATATCTACGCATTCATTGCTTAGTATTTGACCTTGACCTTAAGCAAGCTTATAGCGCGCAGCTCCTTTCGCCCTTGATCTTCGAGCGATAGCGAGCGATTTCATATTAGGCTATGCTTATATAGATAGTAGCTGCCTTCCTTGGCTACTCACTCATGCTATAAGCTAGGCTTATACTTCCATCACCTTAATACTCACAGGCTTAAGCCTCTTAGATATAATAGCCATCAACGCTTGGCTTGGCTTGCGTCCTTCTTGCTGCTGCACATAGACCATGAACACACTAAGATTATGACAGCAAGCTGATAGCTGCTTTTTAGCTTTCTTACACCTAGCCATTAGCTGACCCTTATTAGCTGACCCGCTCATGCTAGCTAGAATCGGTGTCTTGTTAGCAAATGATAGGGCTTTGCGCGCGCTTACATAATCAGCGTGTAAGATAGATAGATCACGTTTTAGCATAGTAATAGAAGCACGATTAATAATATTCATTGTTGATTATCCTCGCTAGCTTGGCTAGCCGTATTGCTTAATAGAGATTCTATCTTACCAGATACCGCTTATTGATATAGACTAATTAGCTACCGTCTATCAGATAACTAATCAGTCTATATTATAAGCCTACCTTTCTAGGCTGTGGCGTTATGCGTCGAAGCTATCGAAGTCCTCCATAACATCAGCCTCTAAGCCTTCCGCTATCTTGTTGATATGACGGCCAAACTTTTCAACTAGTGGCTGGTCGTTCTCTTCATCATTACCTAGCAAGCCTTTCCAGATGCTCACAGTCTTTTCAAGAGCTGCCTTAATACTAGGAGACATATTAGCAACTGTCTCAGGAGAGCGGAATACCTTAACAAGTGTTTCTTGTTGTGCTGGCTTAAGCTTAGTTTCTGATAACCATGCCTTGAATAGGTTGGTCGCGTCGCTCTTTTCGCTCATATAAGAGTAGCCAGAACCGCGTGTTACCTCTAAGATAGGTGTCCAAGCGTCAACCATAGTCTTATTAATAGTCCAATCTGTTACTAGACCTAAGTCATTACGCACAATAGTCTTACCTGCACGAATCGGGTTCTCTACAGCTACACGCAAAGCGTCCTGTAAATACTGCAACTGTGCATTGTTATAGACTGGGGTTACTACTTCAAAGCCTGCAAACGCTTCCACGCCTTCACTAGCTTCGATAGCTTCCACTATTTCAACCGTGAACGAGTCAGGAGCGGGCATACCTTCAAATACGTTGTCTAACGTAGGGAAAGCAAACGGAATAGCACCCAATAGGATAGTTTGAACCGCTTTCTGGTCTACTTCCAGCGCGTTGCCTTCTTCGTCTACCTTGGTTACTGTACCTTGGCGAGTCTTAACGATTAGATTACTAGTCACGAAGTTAGAACCATCTACGCGGTTCACTGTAGTAATGGCTGGCGTACCTGCTTCTTCTGTTGGTTGTACTGCTTCTTGGTCTGACATGATATATACCTTCTTTAATTAATGGATTAAGTCAGTGCTTCATTGCACTAACAAACATATTACAGGATCACTTATAACATTGCAACCACTAATTACTTATTAATAGGCTAGATAGTGAATTAAGCTACTAGGCTACTATTCCTGAATGAGATTCCCAAAATCCCCGAAATGCCCAAAACCGCCACCGATAGGGGGGTCGGGTGGGTCGGGTGTAGTCTATAGGCTAGGGACTAGGCTAGTCCATAATAGAGAGATATAAGAGAGATAAAGAAAGAGAGATAAAGCATTAGGCTACTAAATTAGATAATAACAAATTGATGATTCTATATATAGGACGTAAACAGCTAAACCCTTCTAGCTTACAGACTTGGCTACTAGGCTACTAATTCAATATATGGGGCTATAGGTGGTATATGGTGGCGGTCTTGAGCATCTTGGGAATCGAGGGAATCCAAAAAGGAAAAAAGGTATATAAATCAATGACTTACATAAATCGGTTGACGGGAATCATATTAATATGAGACAATAGGCACTTAATTGATAGACAGATTAATCAATAAATAACAGGGCGGCAAGCCTAGAGGGTAGTATATGTCACAAGCTTATTTTGATATAGATAGTATGGTAACGGTGAGAGTGCAGCTTAATAAGAGCAGCAAGCCACAAGCAGCGCGGTTTTGTCTTAGAGAGGTGCAGAGCGGCAAGATAGGCTTTCTAGTTGAGCCATTAGATCAGCACGTAATAGAAGCAGGCCAGCACTGGCAAGCTAAGATTGAGCAGGACGGCCAAGGCTACTTTAAAGCGGAATTGATTAGCAGAGTAGCCAAGCCAAGCCGCGCATCTAATTACCTACGAGCAGCTAGATAACAATAGACTAATAATAGTCGAGGATAGAAAGCAATGAACCCAATTAATAAGCAGCAAATTAAGCCGAAAGCTAGCCTAGTTATCAATCAACACCAGATACCAGCTACTAGTCATAATATAGTATGTGCTATTAGTGGTGTAAGCTATCAAGTTATAGACCAATCAGGTATCCAAGGCTATAAAATAAGCCAACCTATACATCCAATGATGTTACCTCACACACTTAATAAGCTAGTGAGTCAGATAGGCGTAGCCATTGAATACAGAGTAGGCGCAATCCTTGCGGCCTTACATCATGCTAAACTAACTAAAAACTCTGCCTTGCTTACAGTTGAGCAAATAGAGAAGATCAATTACATTCTAGCTTCTAGCTTAGAGGATGAGGACTGTCTTAGAATGTATGAAGCTATAGGGCGCGCCACTAACAAGCCTAAGCACACAAGCTATCTAGCTATGATACCTAAGCTAAACTTAATAGCTATCTTAGAACATCACCCTAGCAGAGTAAGAAGCTTAATGCTGGAATGGCTAAAGGTTATCAATCAAAAGCATGATGCGGACACCGCTAGCTATATCAAGTCTACTTATGAGTCCAGACAGAGAAGCCTAGCTATTGATATGGGGCTATCTGATGAGGCTATAACTAAGCTAGCTAATGCCAAGGCTAAGAAGCGCGCACCAATGACAGCTAGCAAGGCTCAAACAATACTAGCTAAGAGCATCATGGAAGAAGCAAGCCTTTACCCTAACAAAGATTTGAAGTCATTGCAGAAGGCTACCAAACAATTCTCTCATCTACATGAGAAGGTTCAAGCTAAGCTATTAGACTGCTATGAAGAGGCTTATGCCTTAGCTAAGACTAAAGGAATGATGAATAAAGCTTCTAGTCTTAAATCTGCGTTTATCTATGCTATAGACTACTTAAGAGGGGAAGTAATCCCTCATGGTGACTTTGAACTAGACCTAGCCGACTTAGAGACTACTAGCGAAGGGGAAAGCTAATGAACATGATACATACTCTAGCAGAGGATAACTGCATAGTAATAGCGGCTGAGCTTACTAATGCTACTAGACCCCTCATATCTATATATGAGACTGTAGACTATAGGCTAGAGACACACTATACGCCTGAACAAATCGAACAGCTAGGTAATGAATTAATTGCACTAGCTGCACATACTAGGCTAGCTCATAAAGCTAAATTTGTAGCCTTACATAAGGAGGCAGAGCTATGATAAGCTTAGCAGGTGCATCTAAGAATCGTATAGACCTAGACGGTATGAAGCCTCAGCACTTTATAACCGCACAGATTAAGGCTTGTCATAAATACCACGGACATACACCAGATCATACTGAGCTATTAACTATACTAAGGAATGAATACCCTACGTCTAGCTTAAGCTTAGTGCAGGCTGAACTCCTATCTTGGTATGGAAGAAACTTAAGCTTTATTATGAAGCACCAGCCTGAGATAGTTAAGGAGCTAAGCTAATGATAGCCGCTAATAGTACCGCTAGCTATAAAGGTAAGAAAGGCATACTAAAAGAGCTACAGCCTAATGTTAATGTTATCTTAGATAGAGCTATGCCCCTAGCTGTAAAGAATAAGGGCAGCTTACCAAGCAAGGCCGCGACAGTGCAATATGTCATAGACTGCCTTAATATAGATGAGCCTGCTTTGATAGGCCGCTGTATAGCTAGATGGAAGCATGATAAGATAATTAAGTGCTTACTAGCAGAAACTAATCAAGAAGGAGACAAGTGATGAGCCAGCCAATCTATAAACGCCATCAAGAAGTAATAGCTTATCTAATGAAAGAAATGACTAGCTACCATGCTATGATAGACCCTGAGCTTATGCCAAGCAAGGCTACACTAGTTACTATGCTAGCAGGTGAATTTGAGTCTAAGGACTACGAAGCTATCAAATGTATGATAGATACCTTTATGACTCTCTATGTAGAGAAGCTGCTTAAGACTATAGCAAGCCATGAGAGTGTTATAGTTGCACAAGCTAAGAGAGTCATAACCCAATTAGAAGAGGATGCTAGCTAATGTTTAAGCCATCACTAAAGACCGCTAAGGTCGCGCCAACTATCAAGACTACAGTTAGTACGGTAGCTGATGATAAGCTAACTAAGAATGCAGCTACTCAAGCATTGAGGGCAGTTAATAAAGCTAATAAGCTACCAGCTTTCAAGCCTACAACACTTAAGCCTGCGCCTATCAATGATAAGCTCAAGCAAATCAAGGAAGAGCCTATAGAGCAGAAGCTAGCCAACGAGATAGATGCTATTAGGACTAAGAAGGCTAAATGGGTAGACGAAGTTAAGCCTACACTCAAGCGCGCCAGTCTCCCTGCGTTCGTGCCTAAAGCTAAGCTACCTAGTATCCGTCCTGTCCCTATGGCTGTGACTATAGTGCCTGATGATGAGCTAGAGGGTAACTTCAAGCTAGTGGACACGTATGGCAATATCATAGAGCTAGGACTTAGACAGCAAGAGGGCGTTGATAAAGCTGTATTAGGGCAGGACTTCTGCTTAGTTGGTAAGGCTGGTACTGGTAAGACTACCACTAACCAATCAATGATGCTTAACCTATTCAAGTACTGCATGGATAGAATAAACATCATAAGCTACCGTATAGTGAACTCTCAAGGTGCAAGGATTGACGCGCCTAGCGTAGCAGTAGTAAGCTACACGAATCGTGCCACCAATAACATGCGTCGCGCTCTTATGGCTAACCCTGAGCTAGCAGAGATCCTAGGCCAAGGCTTGAACATCACCACGGTTCATAACCTACTAGAATACACTAGGGATGAGCGTTATAATGAAGAGCTAGACAAGATGACCATGCAGTACTTCCCTACTAAGGATAAGAACAATAAGCTAGACGTTACTATCCTTATAGTGGAAGAAGCTACAATGATAGCTATGGCTGTGGATAAGGCACTAGGTAATGAGCTTATGGACGCTCTTAATGATGATGTGCAGGTTATCTACTTAGGTGACATCAATCAGTTACCTGCTATAGGTGGCAAGGGCGCGCTTAACTACGCTCTTACACAAGCCCCTGTCATTGAGCTTACACAAGTGCATCGTCAAGCTATGGATAACCCTATCATCCGTCAAGCTCTTAACTGTATAGATGGTAAGGCAGTAACTACCGATGTGAATGATAAAGGTGTAGGCGTTAGAGTTATGTCTATGCGTAAGAATGGCAAGCCTGTAGTGGTTACTGGCCGAGAGCTTAAGCTATGGATGCACGGCTTATTCTCTAAGCTAATAGGCACATCAGAATACAACCATGAAACCGACATGATCCTATGCCCTTACAATAAGAGTGATGGTAACATAGTAGGCACAGAGGATATCAATGCTAACATAGCTACTACCCTAGCTAGGCATAGAGGCGTTGAAGTTTATGAGATTATAGCTAACTACCGCGCACTGTATCTTAGCGTAGGTGATCGAGTCTATGTTAATAAACTTGAAGGTATAGTTACAGCTATCGCAACTAATGGCGCTTATATGGGTAAAGCCCCGCAAGATTCTAGTAAGAGCCTAACCTATTATGGTATCAATGACAGCCTAGAGTCTTCTGATGAAGAGTTTGACCTAGATGAGAATGACCTAGCCTCAGACTTTGATTACTCCAAGCTAGATATTAGTGAGCTTAGTGATGAAGATGGTGAATCCGCCACTCGTAAGGCTAGCCACATAGTAGATGTAGAGCTAGAAGATGGCCGCACTGTTACGCTAGAGAAAGCTGCCGACTTCGATGCTAGCAATTATAGCCTAGGCTATGCGCTTACAGTACACAAGGCTCAAGGTTCGGAATGGCCACGAGTCTACTTCGTATTGCATGATTGCCATAGCTCTATGAAGTTTAGAGAGCTAGTTTATACTGCTATGACTAGACCAAGAGAGAATCTGATTATCCTCAGTCAGCCTCACACCCTAGCTAAAGCTATTGCTAACCCTAGGATTAAAGGTACTACCTTAGAAGAGAAGATTGAGTTCTTTAATGGTGGCTACTTAGACTCTAGTATCAAGGTATTCCCTAGAATGAGAGGCAATAGCCGCTATGACAAGAGTTGAGCCGTGGGTAGAAGCCCTAGTCTATCTCTATTTGCTTAACCCTAGCAAAGTCATAGTGGATGATAATGTGGTAGCTATGCTTAAGCCCATCCCATATCTAGGGGTAGCCCTTAAGCCAGATGATTACGATCATGCTTCAGGCAATCACCCTATCAGACCTATGCTATTAGACTATTGCATGAGTTGTGGCACTGATTACGGAGCTATCCCTAATGGTAGGCTAGTATGGAACTGCCCTGCTTGCAACTCCATGCACTATATGAATGATAAGCATTGTAATCTAACTATCCTTAGCTCTAGCTTAGGCATGACAGATGGGATGCTTAGTTGGATAGCACTTAACCTATTAGAGAAGAGAGGTAGTTATGAAGCAAGCATTAATGATAGCACTAGCCTTAGTGGCGATGTTCTTGGCTTGGACTGACTACCTAATAACTAACTTTTAAAATTTTAAGGAGGGCATATGCCTACTACTAAAGATGTAACAACTATCCCTGACTTATGGGATACCTTATTTGCTAGTGATAGTTTAACTATCGTAGTAAAGCACGACCAGATACAACCTATCAAGCTAGCACTAGGTAAGTATAAAGCTAAGCAAATGAAGAAGCTTAAGGGTCAGATAGAGCAGCTAGTTATTAGCTATACTACTATACGTACCCCTGAGACTCCACATGATATGTGCAGCTTACGTATAGACCTTAAGCGCCAAGGCTCTAAGATAGAGCATATGGGTATCACCATTAATGATTCAGACCTAGAGGATATGTAAGATGGCCTTACCTCCTATTAAAACTAAGCTACCTGCTTTTAAACCTACGATAGCAGCTCCAGCCTCAGCTACCAAATCAGTAGCCAAACCTGATAAGCCTATAGCTAAGAGTAGCTTTGAGAGTAAATCTCCTAATGGAGCTAACATCCCAAAGCCTGATCCTACTATGGCTAAAGCTAGTAAGCTCAGTGCTACTATGAAGCAGATGGCTGAGACAGTATTAGCCGCTCCTGCTGATAAGGAAGGGCTTGATCTTGAAGGGCAACTAGTAGACTTCCGTGATAAGCTAGCTCAGATGGAAGAGCTACTAGCTACACCTGATGTACCGATAGAAGAGTTCAAGCAAGGCTTTCAATTACTTAAGCGCCACTTGCTAGACGTGCCTCAGTTAGGCGCAGAGCTAGACGAGAAAGAGATAGGTGTTATCTCTGGTGCTGCATGGACTCAAGTAGACCAAGGTATGGCTACTGCTATCAAGGAGAAAGGTAATAAGAAAGCTAAGAAAACTAAGCCTGCTAAGTTCACCGTAGCTAATGCTATGAAGCAGCCTGATGCTAAGCAAGCTGATGATTTAGATGGCTTATTATTCTAACTAGAGGATTATCATTATGGCTAGACAATTAATGACGGGCATAGGCTTACTAGCCTTCGCAGTAACAGCAGGCATAATAGCTGATAGTATCTGGGGTACAGCTGTAGTAGTAGTTATTATAGTAGCTGTCTTTGGTGCAATAGAATGAAGTACTCTACCGATACTGATGAATGCCCTCATGACTACGAGGCTCTCTATGCTAGCTCAGTAAGAGCATTAACTGTGGGGCTTCACCCTAATAACAGACTGGATGAGAGAGGCGCTCATATAGTATTAGAGAAACGCTTCTATGATCTAATGGTACACTGCAAGCGCAGTGATCCTGCTAAGGCTAAATGGCAAGAGCTTAGAGCTATAGCCCAACGTAACTGTAAGGATAACACGTAATGAGCAGACAAGATGTAATAGACATTAAAGATGCGCAGCTAGAAGAAGCCTACGCTGCTATGAAGAAAGCTGATAAGGCTATAGATGTGCTTGAAGATAAGCTACGCATTAAGACTAATGAACTTATCAATGCGCAAGGTAGTATAGGTGACCTCCACGCTGAGTTAGCTGCCACTGAGAAAGAACTAACCGATGTAGAAGAATGGCTTGATGATGCTAACCATAAAATAAATGATCTTACTATGGAGCTTAGTGATGCCTAAGAAACTACGCCACTCCTACTCAGCTAATGAGAAGCTACGGGTATGTCCGCGACTTTACCAGCTAACCAGAGTTAAGGTTAATGATATGGTAGAAGAGCAGACCCCTGAAAATAATATCCATTTGGACTATGGCTCAGCTATGGGTGCGGGTATTCAGGCTATGCTACTGGCTGTACATAACGGACACTCTAAGGACTTGGCTATTCAGATAGCTACAGTAGCAGTACTGGCTTCTTACCAAGGACATTGTGACACACCTGAGAAAGGTAAGACTCTTAACTCATTACTCCTAGCGTTGAAAAGCTTTCATGCTAACTGGGACTGGGACATGTGGGACTTAGCCTACTTCAACGGTAAGCCAGCTATTGAATTATCATTTAAACTCGTGTATGATGTTGAGTCCGGTGATTATTATTGTGGGTTCGTTGATGCTATCCTAATGCACAGAATTACAAAGCGCCACGCTGTCTTAGAGCTTAAGACTACAGGCATGAACTTGCTAGATATTACTCCACTCTACTCTAATAGTGACCAAGCTATAGGCTACTCTCTTGTGCTTGATGCCTTGAGTGGTGGTACTAGTAGCTTCACTGTTCTCTATGGAGTAGTGAGAGTCGGCAAGGATAAAGAGTTCTGCCCTAAGACTGAGCTGCATGAGTTCCCTAAGACAGCTAAGGATAGACTCGAATGGCTGCTTAGTCAGAGCTTAGACTACCAGCACTTAAAAGAATATGAAGAGCTAGGCGTATACCCTAAGTGGGGCGCTAGCTGCATCCAGTATATGAGGCCATGTCAGATGTATGGCATATGTAACCTAGCTTACTGGGACAATGCACCTGACTCGCCTGAGAAGGATGAGATAGACTGGGACTTCACCTTTACCTTAGATGATATGATTGATAAAGCAATAGGAGCAATAACCAATGAAACTGAATAACTGTAAAGTAATCTCTATAGACATAGAGACACTAGCCCTTACCCCTGATGCAGTAGTGCTTAGCTTTGGAGCACAATGTATTGATATTAGTAATGGTGTAGCCTCTATCCCATATAACGTAGTTTACTATGAGGTGCTAGGCTATAACGATCAATTAGCTTCTCGCATAGTAGATACCAGTACTATTGATTGGTGGTCTCAGCAAGGAGAAGAAGCACAATCTGTCTTAGCTGAAAGTAAAGGCCGTGCATCTAGCTATCTAGCTAGTGACCTAGAGGACTTTGTCTCTTGGATAGAAGATATTAAAGGCGAGGATGATATGTATCTCCTAGCTAAAGACCCTGACTTCGATGGCACTATCCTTAACCACCTATTCGCTGAGCATGGCTTAGTCTTTCCTTTCGACTATAACAAGCGTATAGCCCTACGTACTATGGGTGCTTGTTACGAGCTAGTAGAATGCACACAAGACGCGCCTAAGACTGAGCCTGAGGTAGCACACAATGCCCTTAGTGATGCAGTAGCTCAAGCTAAAGACTTCGTTGAGATGTATGAAGCTCTTATGTTTGCAGCTGACATCTTAGAGGATCGTGCCCCATGAAGCTTAATGCAATAGCTAAGGCTATCAGAGAACACGACACCAAGCTAATCAAAGGCCCTAAGATACTAGTCTTCGGTCCTCCTAAGTCTGGTAAGACTCGCATGGTAGGTACTATAGCTAAGATGCCTGAGTATGATAAGGTAGTATGGTTCGACAACGAAAACGGTATAGAGACCCTAGTCTCTGCTGTCAATGCTGATGGCACTCCTCTCCTTACTGAGGCAGAGATGGAGAAGATAGAAGTTATCCAGATGGATGATACTAAGGACTCCCCTCTTGCAGCAGAGACTATGCTTAAAGCTTTCTCTTCTAAGAAGCCTGTAGCTATATGCTCTACGCATGGTAAGGTAGAATGTAAAGAGTGTAAGGTAGCTAAAGAAGAATTTATTAGTTTCTCTTTACCTAGCTCTGACCATCGTACTGCTGTGGTTATCGACTCACTTAGTCAGCTAGGTGATAGTGTCTTCAACCTTGAGCTACTCAAGTATGACTACAATCATAACATGAAGTATTGGGGTGAGTTCTATACTGATATGGGTAATCTACTTAGTATGGTACAGACAGCACGTTGTACTGTGGTAGCTATCACCCATGAGATAAGTGTAGAAGAAGATAAGACCCAAAAGGTTTTAGAGGTAGCGCCTCTGTGTGGTAGTAAGCCATTCAGTCGTAAGATAGGTAAGTACTTCGGGCATGTAATCTATAAGACTATAGAGCTTAAGAAGTATAAAGCTATCTCAACTGCATTGTGGAAGCCTACTGTTAGAGCAGGCACACGTACCAATGTAGATGTAAACGCCCTGCCTGACCCAACTATGGCAGACATATTAACTCCTAACACTACGGTGGTAGAAGCTAACAAATCGCAGGTAAAGAAGCCCGCAACCATTAACCGATAAGCCTATCTAGGCTAAACTATAACTTTAAAAAGGTATTATAAAATGAGTGATGAAAATTCAGTATTAGACAGCGAAGACATGTTAGACTTTGATAACGTAGATATGGCTACAGTAGAAGAGTTGCCTGATTTTATTACCCCGCCTAATGGTAATTACGCTTGTGCTATTCCTAGCTGCCGCGTTGATATCATCAATCCTACGGAAGGTAATCCTTTCCAAGCTGTTAAGTTTATCTACCAAATCATGGGAGTGCTTAGCGTAGACGGTGAAGTAGAGCCACAGGAAATGGCTTTGTTTGAAGAAACCTTCATGCCTAAGACCAAGGACGACTACTCTATGAAACTATTGCGTAAGCGTCTAGCCTCTTTAACTCCTGAAGAGATGGATCCTAGCACGCCTGTACCTGAGCAGCTAGCTTACATCCAAGAGACTTATAAGGAAGCTGCTACTTGTAATGTTATTACTAAGCTAACTTCTTCTACGTCTAAGAAGAACGGTAAGACCTATGAGAATTTAAACGTCTCACAGACTTACGCTCTTGATGATGTGTATCCTCTACCAGAAGGTAAAGAGTTCTACATCTACGTGCCTAAAGAAAGCTAGGCTACCCTGTCATGGAGCAAGGACGCTCCTAACTTAGGAGGCATTATGCCCGAAGCAGAAGTAATGCACATGCACTTTCAGAGAGCTACATGGTTAGAGTATGGCGAGGATAGTATCAAGGCACATCGTGCTGCTATTACTTGGCTACACTCTATCAATGCAGAGGTGTCTGAGGGTAACCTAATAGAGCATGTGTACTGTGACAAGACAGAGTTAGAGCATCTTCTAATTCCTAAGAAGATATTCCTACTAGATACTACAGGCCTAGCTTCGCTACTTAAGCAAGCTGGATTTGATTATAAGAAACCTAGCTTCAAAGAAGTTAATGAAGACTTCAGAGCTAAACTATTAAGAGGCGAGAACGTACATGGAAAACAATACTGAGCAAGACAAGCAGCCTACCGAGGCTACTGCACCTGTTAGCCCTTACGTGGTAATTGATATGCGCCACGCAGGAGCGCAGCCCTTTAACATGATGCAGTCAGCTTTAATGGCGGCAGAAGATGTAGCTAAAGTTAAGGCTGCTACACTAGGTGAGCTATCCACCCAGTACATAGTGATAAGCAAAGATGATCCTATAGCTAAGAAAGTAGAAGCGCTTATTGAAGCTGAAATAGCATTAGCAGCCGCTAAAGATCCAGCTGAGAAGGAGTAGTATCATGGATAAGCCTACAACAGCGAAATTATTCAAATGGTTAACTAGTGCGCTCATACAACTAGAGAAGTCAGGCCAAGATATTGAAGGCACTATAGCTAGTGGTGAGCCTTTTAGTATAGTACTAGGATTAATAACTGATCCTACTAAAGAGCCTGAGTTCATTGGTATACTAGTTGCTCCTGAGGAAGAAGAGCTAGGTGCTACATATACAGTAACCAGTACTATTCCTGAAGATGAGATAGCTGACCATACTGATAAATTCTTTATGCTTGTAGGCTGGTTCCCTGATGATAAGTCTACAGAACCAGATGATCTAATGAAGCTTATAGACATGACAGCCTCAGCCTATCAAGTACCGGCAGATGTTATGGCTGCTATGAAAGAGAAGCTAATAGCTAATGCGGCTGCACATGAGCATAAGAAGCCCCACCTATCCGTCGTTCCTAAGAGACTCCACTAAATGAAAATAGCCTTAGTTAATATAAATAGCAGAGATAGAAGGCACGCGCATGAGCTTACCAGTCGTCTGCGTGATGTAGGTTATATAGCTAAGGCTACCTATGAGGACATGAGTATAAGCAGGCTGCTAGCCACAGCTAAATCAATCAAGGCGGATGTAATAGTCTGCTCCCGTGAAGGCACTCTAGTTAATCTAGTAAGCGGCAAGTGTAACCTAGAAGACTGGCGCGGTTCAAGAATTAACCTCTCCATTCCAGTATTAATTATCTCTCCTCTGTCGCATGTATATTCTACAGCTACAGGGGCTAAGCTTCTTGACCTAGACATTAAGAAGTTGCGCCACTTCCATAAGCCTACCTACCGTTATCGTTATGAGATAGTAGAATGTGGGGATAAGAAGCACCTAGACAGAGTAGAAGCTATAAGCTCCTTAGCTAGTTGCCTAGTAGTAGATATAGAAACAACCAAACATAATGAGATAGAGTCCATAGCCATCACTTGCCTTCAAGGGTGGGAGATAGGTGAGACTTTCTCTATAGACTTACGCAGTCACAGCTCCTACGCTCATAAGGTAGTCCATGGTATCATGCAGATGCCTATGCCTAAAGCTTTCCATAACGGTACGTTTGATACCTACCAGTTACTACGCTACAATATCCCAGTCTATAACTACACCTTAGATACGGAGTATATGTTCTGGTCATGGCATGTAGAGATGAAGAAGAGCCTAGGCTATATCTCCTCTGTCCTGCTAGATGACTATTACTTCTGGAAGGATGAGCATGGGGAAGACTTACTAGGTTATAACGCTAAGGATACTATTAACACTGCACGCTGTCTTATAGTTATGATGCAGCAGATGCCTACGTGGGCGCTCAAGAATTACAGCAAGGTTATTAGTCTAGCTCCAGTGGCAGTGGCTTGTGGCTTTGAAGGCTTCCTAGTAGATAAAGAGATTCACAAAGTAGCTCATGCTAAAGCAAAAGAAGAATTAGCAGAAGAGCTAGAGCGTTTAAGAGTTATGCTACACCATCCTACGTTTAATCCCGGCTCTTGGCAACAGATTGAGTTCGTAATCTATACTCTCTATGGAGCTAAGAAGCCTAGAGCTAAGAGCAAGTCTGCGACAGATAAGGTTAGCCTAAAGAAGGTAGCATTACAGCACCCTATCTTAGCTAAAGTAATAGCGGCAATCTTAGGCTATAGGGATAACGCTAAGAAGGTAGGCACTTATTATGGCGCGGATTTATTTAATGATAGGATCCTCTATAGCATAAAGATAGATGGCACAGACACCTCAAGGCTAGCTAGTTCTAAAGCTGCTCTATGGGCTCCTCTACCTGAGGGCGTTACTGCTGAGTCCAAGCGCAAGAACTATGGTGCGCAGATACAGAACATGCCCGGCTACTTCAAGACTTGCCTTATGGCTGACTTAGGTTATACCCTACTTAATATAGATAAGTCTCAGTCTGAGGCTAGATGTACAGCTTACTTAGCTGAGTGTGAAGCTTTACGCGCAGCCTTAGAAGAGCCACCAACAGAGCAACAACTAATCCAGTATAGAGATGGGCTACAAGAGAAAGCTTTAGAGGGTGAGCTTATAGAGCGTCATGTATGGGAGTCAGCAGCAGGAGACTTCTATTGCCGTTGTGCCTATATGTTCTTTGGTCTTATCATAGACAAGTCTGATCCTGTACGCCAGATCACTAAGAAGATTATTCATGGTACTAACTACATGATGGGGGCAGGCACGTTCATAGACTCAGTGGGTATCCCTGAACTAAGAAAGGCGCAAGCTCTACTAGGTGATACTAGTCCTAGTCTTAATGTATTCGCAGGCTATTTGCTTAGCTTATATCGTGAAGCCTACCCAGAAGTGCCGGTGTGGTGGGATGATATGGCTAAAGACGTAGCAGCTACAGGTTATATAGATACTCCTGATGGCTGGCGTAGAGAAGTGCTAGGTAACCCAGTGGCAGACGCTTCTGTTCAACGTAGTTTAGTAGCCCACCAACCACAGCACTTCTCAGTGGACGCTATCAATAGTAGCATGACTACTATCCTATTTAGAGTGCAGTTTCCTAGCAGAGGCAAGTTTCGTCTCAAGGCTCAGGTACATGATAGCTTGACTAGTCAAGTAGTGGATGATATGATAGACTATTATGCTAACGAGATGCTTAAGTATATGGACATACCTCAGCCTACTAATTTTGGAATACTTAGAATACCCCTCGATGTAGAGGTAGGTAAATACTGGAAGCCCATGATAGAATGGGAAGGAGAACGAACCTATGAACAAGAGAGATAGAGTTAACTTCTGTGATAAGTGCATATGTGAGACTAGTAGCCATGCATGTCAGCAGTGCAATGGTTATAGTGAGTATATACCTGTAGAGATAGGTGTAACTGTAGAGCAAGGGCAGGAAGAAGTGCGCCTCTACTTTGAGAATGAAGGTAAGCCTGTTAATCCTACTGTTAAGAACTGTAGCACTTGTGCCTACACTAAGAATGAGAATGACGCATGTGAGCGCTGCGATACCAACGTAGGCTATATGCACTGGGCGTCTAGGTCTATACTAGGGCAGCTAGGCGATGTAACTATTAAGAGCTGCGCGACGTGCATACATAGACTTAGTGTACACGACTGTGCTGATTGTAATGATAACTCTAAGTATATAGTAGATGTTAAGACTGTCAATCATATACGTATTGCAGATACACCTCCACTCTCAGAGATGGATGATCTAGCTCAGACCCTAGCTAAGCGCCAAGATGCTTATGGTGACTTCCTATCTAAGTGCCAGACTATCTGGGCTATTAAGCACGCTATGCACGCCACTCCTAATTGGGAGACTATGCCTACTGATATGAAGGAAAGCTTAAGCATGGTAGTCCATAAGATAGGACGTATCCTGCATGGCCAGATAGATCATATAGATAGCTGGCACGATATCCAAGGCTACGCAAAGCTTATTGAAGACAGACTAAAGAAGGAGTATCGCTAATGCCAAGCATTAAAACGATTAGAGCCTATGCAATAGGTATAGCATGGATGGCAGGATTTACTGCCTTTCTAGTAGTAGTTTTCTTAGCTAACACCTATCGGTGGGGAGGCTGCTAATGGCTAGACAGCAAGACTGCGATACTTGTATCTATGATGGGGGCGATCCTGAATGCACTACTTGCATAGATAATGGTACTACTTATAGTAACTATACTCCTAATGCTAAAACTAAGGCAGCTATTAAGTTGGGAGAGAAGCTACTACTAACCGATGGAGAGATAGATCAGTTAGTTAAGTCAGCTCATCGTAAGGTAGCTATGTATATGTATATGGTGGATGCTATCCCTCGTATGCGTGAAGGTATTGTAGAAGAGCTAGAACGGATAAACAATGAGAGAGCCGAATAGCTCATGTAAAGAATTAGCTGAGGTAGCTATTATCCTATGTTGGATGTTTGCTGCTGCACGCTTATTAGTACTAGCCTTTGCTGGCTATTAATGTAAACGCTAGGTAACTAGCAAATTGGAGAAAACCTATGAGAGTAAAAGTATTATTGGAAGTAGAAGTAGAAGCAGTCGAAGGAGCTGAGACTAATGGTATCGTATCAGGTATCATAGATAAGCTAGGGGATGGGGAGATAAGTGTCCCGTCTGGTTCACCGGCTATGGCTAGCTTAGAGCAGGCTCAGATTAAAGAGCTACGTTCTTATAATAAGGCTAACCAGACTGCTACATGGTAACACCTCTGTCACGGCTAGCGTAAGTTAGTCGGGTGTATTAGAGACTTCTAGCTATCTAAACTCAGTAGGTGGGAGTCTCTTCTTTAATATAAATTATAAAGGTTATAAGTATGTCACATGCTTTCTTTAATAACTATTTCGAATTCGTGGGGGCTAGCGAGTCCCCTACTATCTTTCATAGATGGGTATGTATATCTATGGTAGGTAGCTTACTAGGCCGCAACGTGCACATTCCGTTCGGGCATGGTAAGATCTATCCTAATCAATACGTACTGCTTACAGGAGGGCCGGGTACTCGTAAAGGTACTGCTATAGGCATAGGCAAGAAGCTACTAGAGAAGACAGGCTACGATCATTTCGCGCCTAACAAAGCATCTAAGGAAACCTTCTGGGCTATCATGGCTAAGTCTGGTGAGGTAGATATGGATGATATGAATGGTGATATAGATATGCTATTCCAGTCTAATGTCAGTGAGATGTATATAGCTCAGGATGAGTTCATAGACTTCTTAGGCTTAGGCGCTGATGATCTAGTAACCAACCTTACTAACCTGTGGGATAACCTAGATAAGTTTGATAACCCTAAGCAGACCAAGCAGGATATCCATATAGAGAAGCCTACGATCAACATCCTTAGTGGTGCTACTCCCGGCGGTATAAGCGAATGCTTTGGTATGCTAGCTATGAGTGGTGGCTTCTTCTCTAGAATGCTATTCATCTATGGTGGGTCTACTCAGCGTAAGATAGCTTTTCCTGAGCCACCTAACAGAGCATTAGAGAAGGATTTAGTAGCCGCGCTATCAAGAATCCGTAACCTTAAAGGTGAGATGAAGCTTACTCCTAAAGCTAAGGCTGTTCTTACTGGCATGTATGATAGCTATCCTGGAATAGCAGATAGACGCTTCGCCTATTATGGGCAACGAAGGTTCACTCACCTACTAAAGTTATGCACTATAATAACCGCTATGAACGAGTCAATGATTATAGACTATGACGATGTTATCTTTGCTAATACTATGCTACACTTAGCTGAGCAGCGTATGCCTAATGCACTAGGTGAGTATGGTAAGGCACGTAACTCTGATGTAGCTAATATGATTATGGAGGTTATTAAGAACGCCCACGCTCCTATCAATATCAAGAGTATATGGAAGCAGGTAAGCACAGACCTTAATAGGTTCAGTGATCTGACTGAGATACTTAATGGTATGAGAGAGGCAGGTAAGATAGACGTAGCTAAGGATAGCCATAATGGTAAGCCGCTTGGTTATATCCCTAAGGTAGACTTAGTTACAACATGGCCGCGCAAATACCTAGACTATTCAATGTTACGAGAGGATGAGCAGGTTGACGTAGTAGAGTCAGAGATGGGAGGTTTTGATCTTGGTTAAAAAGAAGCCGCCCTGTAAGGGGTGCAGAGCGGCTTTGAAACCCAGAGGCTATTATGTTGAGTAGTTACTCATTATATCAATCATTGCCCCCTTATTACCCGCGTCACGGGTGATCCTGTCCGCGTAGTTAGCGTCCTTCATATTGTATAAGTAGGCATCATTCCATATCTTGGTGTAGCCTGAAGCACTACCGCCCGCATCCATATAGTTCTGGAATAGCTTAGACTGCTTATGATTAGAGTCTGAAGCTACAGAGCTACGGATAACCTTAGCATACTCTTTGCGCTTGTCACTATCAGCTTGGTTATAGTAGGAGTTCTCAAACTTAAGCTGTCGTAATGCCTGCTCTTGTAGTGGGCGACTACCCATTATTCTAGCAAAGATAGGAAAGAATCCATCCATTGTATTCTCATCTACTACTTGACCAGTTCTATCCTGTGAGTAGCCTTGCAGTAATTCAGTATACCGGCTCAATGGACGGAACAAAGTCTGAGTAGCAAGCCCTTCTCTTACAGCTCTACCCATATCTAAGATATCCCCACCACTAGTAGCTTCCGCTACAACCCTTCTACCAATACCAACAGCATCACTAGCTAAGTTAAAGACTGCGCTAATACCCGGAGCAGCAAAGTTCACAGCCCCTTCTGTATCAACACCTATAGGCGATCTAGGCTGTAGCTCTGCTCTAGTGTACATAGCTGCCTGAGTTAGCGTAGAGGGTAAGCCGTATAGCATATATTCTGCTAAGTCGCGCTTATCTTCCGAGCCAAATAGTCTCTCAGTAAACCCAGTAAGATCAGAATGGCTATCCTCATTAACATAGTTACCTATCAAATGATTCATCTGGTCATAGCCGGGTAGGCTACCCATACCAAACATAGCTGTCTGTCCTGCCATAAGAGTAGAGATAGCTCTAGTATCCCCTACCTCTGCATAGCGTATGAGGTTCTGCCCCATCGTTAGCATAAAGGTTTGGAACAATCCCATAGCTGAGCCGAACGTACCTTGGAACATAGCTGGTCGCTGCTTAGTAATATAGTTACCCATAGTTCTATTAGTAAAGTTATGAGCCCAAGCTTCAAGGTCAGCAGCATTAGCCTTAGGAAACTTATCCTTAGCAAGAGAGTACCCAGTAGCATAGCTTACTTCACGTACCATACCTTCCATCCAATCCGAAGGCTTAGTAATAAACTTCTCTACAAACTCATTCTTAGCTAGGTTATCTATCCAAGTAGGATCAAGGTGCATACTCTGGAAAGCATCTGTAGTCTCAGCTATCTGTGCTCTAGTATAACCAAGCTCCTTAGCTCTAAGCATAACAGCATCATCCGCAGCATTATTACCTTTCTTCATAGCCATCTTAATGCCCTGCATCATATACTTGATAGGCATTACCGCGCCATTATCTAGCCCTGCATATGTCTTAGAGCTAAGCTCTCCTGCAAGGATTACCGGCATAGACATAGCAGTAATAGCAGCGTGGCTAAGATCAAAGAAGCGTAGCGCGAACATAGCAGCAAAGGAGTTAACCTCTTGAGTCTTCTCTAGTGCTATACTTCTACGCTCAGGAGCTAAGCTATTAATATAGTCAGCTGTATCCTTGAATGGGTTAGGGATATTCTCCTTAGTTAGATCATTAAGGAAGGCTTTATAAGCTTTATCCTGCGCAGCTTCATCACCTATATGGTGCTTACCTATTAAGCGTTTGATAGTAAGTCCGGCAGAATCCACTATATGAGAGTAGCCATTATTAACAGCCTCTAGTAGAACTGACTCACTAACATTATCAATGTTCATAAGCGCAGCATAGGCTTTCTTAGCGGCACTAGTATTCTTACCTAGGCGCTGGAATGGTGTACCTTTGCTAGACTTATAGGCTGCATCCTGTTCTTTGATAATAGCCTTAAGCGTATTCATAGTATCTGGCATACCGTTCTCTACTATAGCACGAGAGCGAGTCCATACTGCTTCCTGCACTCCATCTATAACCTCTTGAATCCCTCTACCATCAGCAGGGATAGCATCAAATGCTACGCCAGACTTCTCTTTAGCAGCATCAGCTCTACCTAGTTCATCAAGGGCAGCTCGCTTGTGCGCCACGTTCCAATCATCTAGCTCAGCACGAGTAACGTACTTAATGTTACCCGATGAGTTATCCATACGTAGCTTATTAACTGTAGACTTAAGCTCTTCTGCGCCCCTAGCTCTAATCATAGTTACATTGTTAGGGTCTAGCGCATCAATCTTGTAAGCTATATTAGCCTCATCAATTCTACCATAGGGTAGCCAGAAGCCTCGGCCAGTAGCACGGCGCGCACCTTGTAATCCTTTAGCTACATTAAGCATTTCGAATAGCTCACCTTGTACTGGCAGCCACTCCTTAAGGAAGTTTTCCATGAGTATCTTAGTATCACCTGCTACTACCCAGTCATCCTGAGAGCCGTAGTTCTTCATATAGACTACATCATTTACTTCATCAGCTTCTTTAAGCACAAACTTACCTACCGCAGGGTCATAACGTAAGCCCTTAGCCATATCATTATCCATAGCATCAGTAGCTTGACGTAAATACCCAAAGGCTGTACGTGCCGCGTTACTCTCATTGATAGCATTAAGTGGTGCATGTATCTTATCTTGCATTCGCTTAGACATAGCATTAGCAGCTACCTTAAGATTAGCTCCCATAGTACTTAGCTTAGCACCAAGCATCTCTGTTCGTCTGAAAGCATGGTCAAGCGACTGAGCATTAGAGCTAAAGAAGCCAGTACCAGTAAGCGCAGGAGAATTGATATCCTTTAGCAATGGGCGCATAGCATCATCTTGGGATAGTATCTGATCTGCTAGCATTCTAACTTCTGGTAATGCTCCGCCAGCAGTAGCCTTATCTATGATACCAGCAGTCTGAGCTTTGAACATAGTCTCTAAGCTTTGCAAGTCAGTATCACTAGCCTGTCTATATTGCTGCCATCTATCAAAGTACTTAACATTCTCACCCTTAAGCTCTAGTTGATTAAGGTTCATATACTTCTCAGAGCCAGCTCTATTATAGCGGTAGCTATCAGTAGTGAATCCTTCTAGCGCCTCAGCCTTATACTGCCCACTTTGTAACTTAGCCATGCCTTCACGCGAGGTGTTAGTAGCTTTCATAATACTAAGTTCAGAGAAGCCACCATCAACCATAGACTTAACATGCTTAGCTCTAGCCTTATTGATAGCCACATCTAGCTCACGTAGAGTATTAATCTCTTTAGAGCCTGCATTAGTAGTGCTTACATTGAAGGCTTGTTTATTAATTGCCGCGTTACGAATAGCTTGTAGCCTAGGTAAGTCATCAGCAGCTACCAAGTATGATCTAGTGCCTGAAGCATCTAGTTTAGATAGTGCATGAATCTTTATATTAGCTGCATAGAACTCAGAGTCAGATGCCCACACACTAGCTACACTAGGATTAAAATTACCCTTCAAGGTACTAGCTTTATACAACTCAGGCTTACCTACAGTCTTATGAGTGCCACCGTAATCAGCAACACCCTGAGCTACCTTAGCTTCAAGACTATCCATTACTGTAGGTAAGCCACTCCATGAGTCTACTACAGTAGCTCTAGCAGCATGAACCGCGCCATACTCTTTAAGAGCCTGCTCAGTGGTGAATATCTTATCCTGCATTATATCATCAGTCCATGTAGCTGATGCTTTGTTAGGAACTAATAAGTCTAGTTCTTCCTTCATTGTCTTCATAGCAGGCGGCTTCTTGCCTATAGATACTAGCTTCATAGGGCGACCTTGTAAGCCTTGCATCCCTAAGGTATTAGCTATATCCTCTATAGTAGTATCATTCTTTACTATGATATTAATCTCACCATGAGCGCCGTACTTATGCTCTGCGAATTTAGTAGACTTACCTGCGTGCTTCTGAGAGATTATCTTATTAAGCTCTGAGTCAAAGATCTCTAAGTTACCAGTCTTCTGCTCTAGCTTATAGTAATCTTTAAAATCAGGAGAGATACCAGATGACTTACCTGTAAACTTACCAGCTTTAGCTACCTTAACTAGCGCCGCAGCTTCGTCATTAACTAGCTTAGCTAGTATCTCAACATCAGTTATCTTATCATCGAACACATCTATGCCGCGCTCTATAAGCTTATCAAAGTCTACTAGCTCATCTAGCTCACCTTTAGGAATAGCAGCACTAAGAGCTTTACGGTCTGCTTCAGGGAACATATTGATAAGAGTCTTGCGCATCTCTGCCTTGGTTTCTTTAAGACGTGACTCTATTACGGCTACTTCATCAGCGCGTAGACCAGACTTCATTACATCTATCTGACTCTCAGCTAAGGCTTTATATGCCGCCACAGACGTACCTAGTGGTAGATTCTCTGAGCTATACTTACGGAATAATGTATCACCTAAGCGTTCAGTCTGCATTGCATCTACAGCTATCTGGCCTTTAGTTAGAGCACCATGTGCACCCCATGCTAAGAGGGGAACACCTACGGCAGAGCCTATGGCCATGCTTAATGCAGCATCACCTAAGCTATATTCTTCAAGGTAGGTATGTTGATTCAATAAGCCGAGCATACCTATCTCATACACAGCATTCTCAGCTACACCCATGACAGCAGTATTAGCATACATCATGCGCTTAGCACTAGTCTCTGCTGTGGTTCTAGCTATTGATGAGCTACGAGCTTCTAATGACTTAGTCCTATAGCCTACTATGTTATCATCAAGCTTCTTAAATGGCTGGCCTAGGATACCTAGCTTACCAGACTTAGCAGCAGTAAGAGCCTTTGAGATACCTAGGCCGGGGATTAGAATACCGGCAACAAAGCTACCTAGCTGAGTAGCATCAGTGTGATCATCATAGAACTTAACCGCATCATCAGCGCCTAGCCCAGTCAGCAACTCTTTAGTATCAAAGTCAGTTCCTGCTTGGCCAAAGGTAGCTAACGTGGTAAGAGAGTTTACAGTGGTCACAGCTAGGTCAGCCATGATAGCTATAGGAGCATCAATGATATCATCTAGTTCCCAGCCAGCACCGCCTTCATTAGCCTGTGCAGCATAAGCATTATTAAAGTCTTGATAGTTCATCGCGCAAAAGTCTCCAACATATATTCGTTTAGTAGCTTATACTTCTGTTCTTTGCCTAGTGTACCTAAGTCTAGATCACTGACAGTTATACCAGTACCTTCATAAGTACTACCTAGCTGATCTAATAGTCGAGGGCGTAATGCATTTAGAACGGTAACTCGCTCACCTAGATTAGTCTGGAATAGCTTGCTATTAGGATCAATAGCTGCTTCTTCACCAGCTTGTGAGTATGCTCTACCCAGTTCTAGTGAGGCATCTGCTTTCATTAAAGCCTGCGCTCTTATAGTAAGCTCATTCATCCATATACCTGACATACCTAGCTTAGCTGCTGCAAAGTATTCTGGTGGTAATACCTCAGTAAGATCATCTCTTAGAGATGTCTTAACTAATAAAGGAGATACATCACGCATAGACTGTAAGCCTGCATCACGGGAATTACGTACTAAAGCTGCAGCTTTATCTTTAGGCTTATCTAGTAGCAGTTTAGTATCTGTTTCCTGTTGAGCAGTATCAGCCTGATATGCTGCCACTCCTCTCTTATAGGCAGCGTACTGAGCATCAATGATACCAGCAACTTGATCCTTCTTATCTGTCCCTACTGCATCATCTACTGCTAAGCGCTTATACATCTCTGTAGTCTCACGCATAGATAAACTAGTAGTAGCGCTAGTCACAGGATCTTTGTACACGAACGCACCATGAATAGCTACATCTTCATATGAGTTTATCTGCCCATCTATAGTCATTCTAGCAAATTGGTTCTTAGCTGGGTTATCTGTATCCCCTACCATCTTACCTATCTCAGTCTTAGGCTCAGAGGCATTCATTACTGATAGACGATTAACTACAGCTGTATTCTCGTCGCCTAGTCTACCTACTGCGATATCATATTTAGCCTGCTCACGCTGACCTGCTACTACTACACCAGCACGCTGCTGCAAGATACCTAACTCTACTTGCTGCATCTCTAAGGCTTGTACATGACCACTGAACATAGTATCGGCATTAGCAGCATAAGTAGTTTGGCGCTCTTGCTCCATCATACGTAGCTGTGTCTGAGTATCATTATAGCTATCATAGTTCTTATTCATAAGCTGAAAGCGGGCTAACTGCTCTAAGCGCTCTGTAACTGGATTACGTAAAGACTTATCATAGTCTCTAGCTGAAGACTGTATCTGACCCTTAACTTCTACAATGTATTTCTGTAGATTGTTATACTTATCTAGGTCATTAGCCCCTTCTGGCTTATAAGCATTAATAGCATTAGCTGAGAGGCTAGGCATAAAGGCTTCTGCTGTAGGCGCAGTTACACCCCCACGTCCTATGATAGACATGTTAGCAGAGATATTACCTTGAGCAGCATCACCATATGTATCAGGGATTTGATAACCAGTAGCACCAGGAACGTTAGTAAATTCAGGAGTTCTCCCAGCTCTAATCTCTTGATCTCTATACTGCTGAACAGTAAGCCCGTCATTAAGGTCGGTAGCTAGTGGAGTAGATGCAGCCATCATCTGATCTACGGCTTGCTGAGCTTCCGCTTCTTGCTGATTAACTACTACGCCTCCTGGCCCTATAGCTTCAGTACCACCTGTACGCACTTGCTCCATAGTCTGGTTTATCATAGCTTGAATTTCAAGAGGTAGGTCTTGTAAGTTAGCTTCAGTCCCAGTAGGCACGTTAGGCATAGCCATAACATTAGCCACACTAGTAGGCATTGGTGGGCGGTTAATAGTACCTAATGCCTCTAATAAGGCGCTAGCTTGATCTTCGTATTGAGGCATTGTCTAGCTCCTATTATTGGTTGACTACTGGATATTGGAATAGACCTTGAGTAGACGTTGCTGCTGTCTCTTGATTAAGTCTATTGATTAATTGCTGCAAGGTGTTGGCACTAGTAGTCTCTTCTACTCTAGTACCTGACTCACCAGTAACAGCTCCAGTCTCGGTAGCACCCTTACCAGTCTCAATCAACTGCATTAAGGTATTAACTAATGGATCACCTGATGTAGCTAGCTGACCAGTAACTTGCGCGCCCTGCTGACTAAGTTGTCCGAAGCCCATAACAGCCTCTAATATAGCTTGCTGTTGTGCTGTCCCAGTCTTAACTGCTGCATTCTGACTCATGATCTGAGCTAACGCATTCTCTACTGAGCCTGTACCACTAGCACCGCCCTGTATCTGAGGTATGATCTGCTCTAAGAGCTCTTGAGTTAGCGAGTCTACGTTACCCTGCGCAAAGCCTATAGCATTCTCCATCGAATACTGTTCAGCATCAGCGCCTAGGCGCGTCATAGTATCAGTAAGGGCTGTTTGCTGAGCCTGTTGTAGCGTAGAGCCACCAGCTAATTGCTGATTAAGTAACTCTTCGTAAGCAGCTCTAGTAGCAGGATCCATTCTATCTAGGAAGGACTGCTCTGCTGTAGTTGCTTCAGTACCAGTAACACCTTGAGTAACCTCAGACGTACCCATCTCTTGAGTCTGCTGCTGTACCATAGAAGATTGCTCAGGATAACCTGAGTGGCCTACGTTAGTATCTAGATTCGGTAGGTTAAGCAGTTCGTTCACACTGGTCTGTGGCGCGCCTATTACATTAGTCTGTGGCATTGTGGTTGCTCCTATTGGACTTGTAGTGCCGACTGGTACTGGCCCAGTAGCTTGCGTTGTTGTAGTGGGTGTAGTACTAGCTGCCTGTGCCGCAGCTGCGATATTAGCACTAGTAGTAGGATCGTTTAATTGAGCAGCAGCTAAGTAAGCAGGGTCTTTAATTTGACCCGCTACGTCAAAGCCGCTAACAGGCGCTACAAAGTCATCAGGCATAGCTGCAAAGGCACTATAATTAGGACTCTGCACCCAAGCATTATAGAGGTCTTGATCATAATTAGGAGGAGCAGGTGATCCCCATACACTAGTAGCCATTAGCCTCTCCCGCCACGTAGGGCTGTATATAATGTTCCTCTACCAGCAACAGGGGTGGCTGAGCTACTAGTCTGAGGAGTTGATGCTCTTCCGCCACTAGCACCTCTAGCTACAGCAGCACGTACATCTGCCTCACTGCCTAGCTCACCGGCCTCAAACATACGCATAAGATCAAATAGCATAGAAGACTCCGAAGGCTTAACTACCTTAGTACCATAGTCACCTGTGATACCCATAGCGGCTTGAGGATTAGCTTGCACTAACTGGCGCAGCATAGCCTCAGCTCTATCTTCAATAGCGCCTGAGTCCTCTATAGACATTACATGCCCAGATGATTTACTAGCCTCTTCTTCTTTCTTAGTCTTAGGCTTATAAATAACAGGCTTCATTACGTTGCCTTTTAAATTATAGCTAGGATACTTAATCTCTGGCTTCATAGAGTCAAGTGTAAGTAAGTTACTTAGTGTACTAGTTGCTGTTCTAGTTGCGGCCATGTTTCTGCCCCTCTACGCCTATGCTCTTGATATGGAATCTTCCTGTAACTATGATATTAAACCATTTAGCTACACGCGTCAAGTATAAATCAGTTCTAGCTAGGGTACTATCCGCGGCTGACTCATCTATAAACTCATCAGCTATAGAACGCCCATCAATAGAAGGCTCTACAACTATCTTAGCTTTAGGGTAATCTACGAAGTCTGCCTCTACCTTGGTTAGCATAGTAGTACCAGACCGGCTCATGTTATAGCGGCCAGCTACTATCCAGCTATCATCAGGGGAATCATTACAGATACTAACTTGGCCATCAGGTAGGACACAGCCTATACCTATACCTAAGTCTCCACGATCTTTGCCTATGAGGTCTACTGATTGTACAGCCTTATAGCCATCCTGATTCATAGGCATGAAGCTAAAGTAGGATAGATTATCCACCTCGGCTATTCCCCACTTACTAGACATAGTATCAAGCACTAAGGCCATCTCATAGATAGGGTATAACGAACTGCCCAATGCTATAGGAGATAGTGTAGCTGCACCAGTAGGGCGAACCACGTCTATAGGATTAGCTGCATTTAAGTAAGGGTCATATCCTTCTTGGCGCGACTTATGTAAGTCTATAGAGGGCTGCTTATTCTGAAGATTAACCATTAGGTAGCGGTTAGATAGCATATCAAGCTTAATAGGGAACTTATAGCTAGCAAGCCAATGAGTAAGCACATCATTAATAAACTTAGTTTGGTAGCTAGTTCTATCTATCTCTAGAAGGCCGTTAGCTGTCCAAGCGTAATGCTTATCCGCGCCTTCTACTATATGCCTAGGATCGGTAACTCCGTGGCTACTTATCTCCTTGAAGTCAAAGACAAAGCGGCTCTCTCTAACGTAGCGTCCTGACACTATGCCGCCAGTAGAGTAGATAACACAGCCATCATTGGCCTCACCTACGAATATGATCTTACCCTGCACAGCTTCAATAGTGATAATATTAGCTTGGGTCTTAAGGCTAGGCTCAAAGTCAGCATGATCTGTTCTACTAGACCATAAGAACTTATTAAGATTAGTCCATGCCATTAAGCGCCCATGAGCAGAAGAGATGCCTTCAGTAGGTGCTAGAGGTACAGCAGCGGTAGCCTCATTAAGGATAGTGAATATCTCAGTGCCGTCTTGAGCTACAGCTGTTACCATAGCCGCAGCATCATCTACTATATTAGAGACTATGATATCCTCTATGATAGTAGCAGCCGCCACTTGCTCGGTGACTTGAGCTACTGCTCCATCTATAGCTTGCAATTCAGCTAGCAAGGCAGCAGCCACGTCATTGATATCATCTACCGGCGCAAAGGCTAGGTTTATTAGATTATCCCCTAGCTGCAAGGCTACTGATAATGAGCTACCCTTCTTAAAACCTGTCATTGTTAGTTTATAGCCCATCTCAATACTCCCAGTTAGTAGACAGATCGCCCATTGTTGCTGTTATAGTATAAGTCTCTGCAGCGCTCCATGTAAGCCCATCAAGACTATGAGATGTAGCTATCTGCCCTTCAACGCCTGTATCTCCTTCCCATGCCGCCACATAATGACCATTCTGATAGGAGAGTCCTCTAGTAAAGCGTGAATCATTATTAGCGAATAGAGCCTCTAACTCAAGATCGGCTACTAGATCCCAGTCTCCTGACTCACCTGTAGCAGAGCGCCAAATCTTACCCTCTGAGTTAGTTACATACATCATACCATTAAGGACTGCTATACCAAAGGAGGCATTAGTCCCTGTGTCTGTAATAGTATGCACTGCTGTGATAGTGTCGAAGTCGTCAGACTGCATTATCTGTTTAGTAGCAGATACACTATACATCTTATCTAGGAAGGCCACTACATTAGCTTTACCAGCTCCGAATACTGTAGGATTAATCCAGTTAATACCATCTGTAGAATAGGAGTTTCTACTCCAGAATACACTACTATAGTATAGGACTGACTGCGCTACTAGAGCCCCTGACGTAGGAGCGGTAACGTAGGCTGTGAAGTCCCATGTTAGTCCTTCATCTATTGATAGCCATACACCATCTACAATGAACATACGAATATCGCCATTAGGAGTCTTAACGAAGTGAGAGCCTTGAGGGATATCATCTCCTATAATAAAGTTATCTACCGGATTGCCGAAGTAGTCATCTACCGATTCATGGATAGTAGCCCTAGTAAGAGTAACACCTTCATCAGTTGAGTAATAGATTACTACGCCATAGTTCTGGTCTGGGGCTGGGGCTGAAGCTAGGAAGAGCCACGTGCTACCATCAGTCCACGCATTATTACGTTGAGCTATCATAAAGATATTGCCTAGCTCAGCCTTAGCCTCGTAACTCCAATCTCCTAAACCTGTACTAGCCTGATAGATACCTGAGCCCATATAGATCATAAAATAGCTAGCTACATAATCCAAGGTAAAGGTTAGTTCTCCTACTTGGCCACTGTGACTAGCAGTAAAGATTAAGTCATCATCACGTACCCCTAGGAAGTCTAGCTCATAAGAGGCTATAAGATCAGTCTCATCATAAGTGCGCGTTCCTGCTATAGGCTTAACAGTGAAGTCTTCATGTGCACCGGCAACATCCACTAGTCTGTCCACTGTAGACTCTACCGCAGCTAGGCCGCCAGCAATCTCTATTCTAAACTCTTGACTATTCAAAGTAATAGCTTTATAGGTAGAGTTATCTGCTTCCTGCTGTACGCGAATAGTAGCAGTATTAACCTTACCGTTAGCTGTATTAAGGATAGTAGGTACTACCTTGGTTACGGTTACTTCATTAGCTACAGTACTCTCAAGTCTAGCAATGAAAGCCATGCCCTTAACATATACATATAAGGCATTATCTAGGATGGTATAAGTCCATAGCTGCCAAGGATTACCCGCCTCAGCCACAGGAGAGAACACCTTAGTCCATGAGCCTAAGCCACCAGCCGCTAGAGTAATAACAATATCAGTGGTATCTACTACGCCTATAACACCATCACCTCTAACTGAGCGCATATAAGCACCATCAGAGCATAAGGCTAGCAGCAATGTATCACCGGCTTTAGTTCTATAGCATAGCACAGTCTGCACTTGCACAGGGATAACGCCAGAGCCTAGCTTAATATCAGTGCCGAAATAAGAAGAATAACCGGCTGATGTAGGAATAACATTCTTAGCATCATAAGCTATTAGCCTTGGCGCTCTCTGATCTCCTAGATGAACTGGTAGGCTCTCTGGGTCAGCCATCATTAAGCCTTCTATGAAGCTTACCTGATTATATTGATTAGCCATTGTCTAACTGTCCTTGAGATGCTAGTACATCCCATCCATGTATTACATTAATTAGTAGCTCAGCTGAGCCTTCTACAGTTATAGCACTAATGTTCGCGCCTTTAATCCAGACTGTATACATCTTATGTGCTTCTAACCACATAGCATCATCCAGACTAGCACCATAAGCCACATCTGCCGGAGCAACAGCAGCACTTCCGGCACTTAGCAGCATAGGTTTATTAGCTTTAACTTGGCAGATAGCCCCTTCAGCAGGAGTAATAGCCAGAGGCGTACCCATAGCCACAGCAGTAACTAAGATTCTATTAGCACTAGAGGGATTAGCTACTTCATTAGGGATAGCTTGACCATCTATAGAGCCAAGAGGATATTCATGAATAGCCATTAGCGTAATAACCTCTCTATCTTAGATTTATCTAGGTTGCCCTGCTCTATGATACCATCCTGCTCACCTATAAGAATAACTAAATCCTTAGTAATTGGGGAGCTAGGTAGTCGTGGTAAAGAATAGGGCGTTAGCAGGATAGCAGGTACACTAATCTTGGGACAGCTCGGAGGCTTTACTATGTCTTTCTTGCAACTGATTAACAAGATCGGCAGGAATAGGAATAGCAAGATACTGCTTACTTTCGGTAGATAGATCATTTAGTTTATCCTTAGCTATTGCTAGCCTTTTAGCTATTACAGCGTTCTCTTTATTACGTTCGGTTAGTACGATAGCCCATAAACGCTTTTCTTCCTCTAGGCCATCAGCTATATCCTTCCATCTCTTAGCTGTATCTGCCGCTATTGCTAGGTCAGCTTTAGCATTGAGATAGTCATCTATAGCATAGCCTAAACCTCCTAACGAGATTAATATGACTATTATCTTTACATAAGGCATTAGCTGCTCCTAGTATTGTTTATGATGGATACTAATTATCCCATCACCACGCTCATAGATCAAGTCTATTAGCTTATCTACTGTAGCCCTAGAAGCCGTAACCATTAGAGCATCAGGTAGCCAGCGATTCTTTTGACCACAGGCATGAGTCTTGCCTATAGCTATGCAACCTTGGAGTTCACTAGCCCAGTTAGCCGTATGAATGAGGCAGGCATAGCGCCCCTTACCATTAGGCAGCTCAGACTGGTTAGCTCTAACATCATCATGATTACTAAGAGCCACAGTTCTGCCATATTTAGGAGAGTCATACGGTTCTAGGATATAGCTACCAGCAGGCAAACAAGACTTGAAGGGCTCGTTATTCTGCCAGTTCTGCTCCATAGTCTTACCATAGAGAGTGCCATCTACGTAGAGATTACCTACCATCCCCATGCCGTCTACTTCCCCAGTACGCTCTAGGATCAGCACTATACCAGTCATGGCTTAATCCCACTAAAGTAGGTAAGTACAGTAAAGACTAAAGATAGGATAGATACTATACCTATCCCATACTTAGCCATTTGCTTAGAATGCCACTTCCTATCTTCCTTAGAAGCTTCAGTTATAGCCTTCTGCATATCTTGAGTCTTAACGTAATGCTTATCCAAATTATCCTGCATGGCTTGATTACATCTCTCTACCCTGTGGTCTATCTCCTTCCTAGAGTCTTCGACCTTATCGAGTATTTTTATTAGTTGAGCCTCTATCCTATCTGAGGTCTTGCCATGATTTGTTATAGCTTGCTGGTTTAGTGCTGCTAGCGTAGTAAGACTAGCTATTGTAGCCTTATCTTCTGTATCTGTTGCCATGATAACTCTCTCTTATTAGCCTAATTTAGTTATTTTTATTCTAGTATATATCTCATGGGATATTCCACCGCCTGATTCTCCTAGCCCGTAAGAGTGTACCTGAGCCGTCTTATGCCATAGCTTAAAGGTTTTGGTACCTGTTATAGTAATTATCGCATCTATCTCAGACCTAGTATTACCAGTAACAGCTTTACATACGGCTGAAGTACCAAAGGCTACATTGGTAGAGTCTGTATCATTCTCTAAGTATATGTTATGCCCTGATATATCATAAGCTGGAGAACTAGCCTCTATCTCATAAGTACCAGCAGTAAGAATAAATGACGTAGTATTATTAGTAAGCCATGATTGAGCTACAGTAGTAACGTTATGTGATCTAACCTGAGAGCCTACTATTGATGTACCACCCCTAGTACCGGAGGTCTTCTGATCCTCCATGATAGCTATCTCAGAGCCACCTATAGGCGCGTACTTATCGCTTAGCTTAACAGCTGCTTCGTATACGTCAGTCGTTATGACATTAACAGCACCAGCTACAGAGCTAACAAAGGGCTGACCAGAGAATAGGTCAAGTACTTCCCCACCTGCTTCAGCTATCTTATCATAAGATAGCACAGTATAGCTAGATGTAATCTTTACATAGATCTCTACTATAGTCTCTGGAGTATTCTGTACTATCTTATAGGCATACAATACATTATAGTATCTCATATAACTAGCAGTTATCTCTATTAGAGGATCATTACCAAAAGCAGCCTGCTGCTTCACTCTAATACTTAATAGATGCGCATAGGCTGTATGGCCGCCATGACCAACAGATGTAGCCGCTAGCGTTATATTTTTATCCCCATATTGAGTATCTATAGTTATAGCGGCTATCTTAGTATATTTGCCAGCTGATGTAGATGATGTATTACCCGTTGTCATACCATCACTCTTACTCTTACTCTTATACTTATCTGAGAGCTTAGTACCTGCTTCATAGATATCATTCTTGCAGTATATACGTCCTAGCGTAGCATCTAAAAAGATTCTAGCCTTACCCTCAGATGCTATGTATAGCCCAAATCCCTGATCAGTCCCTACTCCTGTATCGGTAGAGTTTATAAAAGTAGCTGTACTGTGGCAGTAGCCTATGCCATACATATTACCTAGTGCAGCATCTGATGGATTATAGCTTGACCCTATAGTATATATAGGATTAGACTTTAATATGTTAGCTCCTACATTATTATAACTACCCTCTAAGTGGCCGGTATGGTGCTGTCCTCTTATAAGATTGCCTGATACTAATGTTATATCTCCTATAACAGAGGAATTACCACCTACATACATATTAGCAGTAAATTGAGCTGTAGCGTAAGTCCATACCTCTTTATTGCCTAGAGTAGAGTTACGCCATTCCTGTATAAGAGTACCATCATCAGCTTTTAAGCGTAGGTAGTGGCCATCTTTGGTAATAGTATGCTTGCCATTAGTCCCGAATAGCCACTCTAGCGTAGAAGCTGTAGTATTATTTATTGTTAGCTTGCCTGCTACTTCTGTATTCTGACTTAGCCTTATAATAGTCGCGTAGAACTGCGCCACCGCAATAGTATCAGCATATAGCAGTGTGCCGTTACCAGTAAAATAATTTAGGTAGGTAGCGTAGCCGTCATGAGCATCTATGTGCAGATTACCATTAGTGCAGTGTAGTCTAGCCTTTCTATCAGCAGTAGAGCCTGTAAGAAATAATGAGCCTGTATCTGTAGTAGCATACTTACCTATAGTGATATCATTAATAACATCTAATGCACCGCTTACTTGCGTATCGCCCTCCTGAAAGTTCCATTTTCCTTTAGCTATTACTGTGGTAGTTGGAGAGTCTATAGGGCCTACGTAAGCTACATTACTTGAATTAATCCCTAGCATTCTAGTAGCGCCAGAGGTAAAATCACAGTTCACATAGGCAGCATTACCTAGGTTTAAGCCTGCAGCTACTACTCCTAGGGCATCTATCTCTACCTTGCCAAAGTTAGTGCTTCTAAGGATATTTATATCAATAGGCTCATAGGCATTCTCATCTATAGGAGTAATCCTTACCATCAAGGTTCCTATATTGGCATGGACAGAGACTACAATTGCTAGAGGCATAGCAACACCTGTCAAAGGCCTAGTCTTAGTTAGTCCTCCGATAGTTGTTGGATCAACCCATATAACGTCTCCTTCCGCCCAAACCTCTCCGTAAGGAGTACCGGTAGTGTCTATTCCCCTAATCTTACCAAAGGTAGTAATTTTACCGTCTGTACCAGCTTCTATAGTTTCCGTTGTAATACCTACTATATACTTTGCACTAGCTGAAGTAGAGCCATCCATCTTAGCTACTAGGATTCTTCCGCTAGCCCCTAAGGTACCTACAGCCATTACTGGAGTACCGTCTGGAATATCAAAGCCTGTGCTGTTACGGCCATGAATATGCAGTTCTTGTCCTAGCTGTAGTACTGCCCCATTAGTAACTAGGTCTACTGTTTCCTCATCAGGATTCCACGACATTAACCCTTGCGTACCTGTACCGCCAGAGAATTGCAAGGAGTCAACATTTGATATAGTAGGTATGGTAGTAGAGTTTATTAGGATTAAGCTAGTAGGAGAGACAGCGTAACCTATAGGGTGAGTAGATGCTAGTCCTGAGACGGACTGAGTTAATACGCCAGCAGTGCCAGCGTAGACAAGACCTTCTATGAAAGTCCATGCCTCGTTTTCTATGATACCGACTACCTGCACTTCTACAGGTTCGCCAATTGATGCAGAGTTAAGAGTAACTCCACGGGGTTTATCTACATGGGCAGTAGCACTGCCATCTAAGACTAAAGCCGAATCATCATATATTCTAGCTACAGAATATGCAGCTAATGACTCGCTTGCTGTAAAGGTCTTACTAGTTAGTCTAATTACGTCTTGGTTAGCCACTTGATAAAGCCTCTGCTGCGTCTCGTAGGTATGCGGTTAGCGCTTGGCTGGACATAGCTTCTAGCTTACGTGAATGACTAGGTTCGCCTATAGACCCCAGCACAAAGTGTGAGGCTACGTCTACGACCACATCGTGCATCTCTGTAGCTATCCAGTTAGTAGGCTGCGTTGTCTTGTTCAATGTAGGAATAGTACTATAGTACCCGAATAACAGTGTTGCTGTCAAGGTGGATTGCCTTATATGTAACAAAGTGCCTGCGACGTAGAAGATATTAGTAAGGCTACGTGACTCTTTATCTAGCAGGTCTTCTAGCTTTTTACCTGTGAAGAAGCACCCAGTCTGCGTAGGATAATCTACATAGATAGGAATACGATGGTCACTAGGTAAGGTAATTGATTGGTCATAGACAGTAGGGAGAACTCCATCAGACGCTTCTAGTACAACCTCTTTAATATCACGCCAGTTCTTAGACGCTTTATTAATTAGTCTACAAGCAGCATTAATCTTTTGCTCGATAAGGTCTTCCTTATCTGGGCGGCCTGTCAATGCTACTGCATCTGCTATAAGCTCTACTAGAGTTCCCATTACTATTATACCTTTTTGATACGTTTTATCTTAACGAAGTGAGCTAGTACTTCAGCTTCTTCATCGCTATCAGTAGTATAGCTACCACCAACAAAGCAGATCAAGCCTGTAGTAGCACCATTACAACTAAAGACTGGCTCGCCTATAGTAACATAACTATGCTCAAGCACTTTTGCTGCCTTAGCTGCATCTAATAGAGCCTGTGCAGCGTCTGCTTCTTCTCGCTCTTTCGTAGCAAGCGCAGCTAATTCTTCTACGCTAAGCTCAGCACCATCGCCACCTTCGTCTTTCTTGGTGTTGCCTTGGATAGACGCTGCTAGGTTACTAGACCCAGCGCCTTGTTTCATTCCTGGTAAATTAGACATTATTAGTGTCTCCTATATAATTAATTAAAAATGCACATCCTTGTGCTGACCTATGTTACCTGTTAGGCTGAAGCAGTCAAACCATTAACTATCTGACAAGAGCCTGGGTTCTTAAACTCAGTAGCGAACTCAGTAGTAAGAGAACCACCTTGAGCATCAATACCGCCTTCAACGCCGTCTTTAGAGCCGTTATAGCTCTCTTTCTTAACATCACGACCTTCCATGTAGGCTAATGCCATAGATGGTAAATCTACGATAGCCATGAAGCCGCCATCAATAGGCAAGCCATTGAACAGAGGATGCTCTAAGAGACGGATCTTACCTTTGTAGATCTTAAAGTCAGTGAACATCATACCGAAGCTAGTTTCTTTCTGCTCCATTGTTACCTGACCTGATGCACGACCAATATCATGCAAGACCTTCATAGCCTGAGAGTCGCAGAAAGCTACACGCTCTTTCGCATTACCCATGCTAGTTTGCTCAGAGAAGCAAGACTCTACTAAGTCTACCAACTGAGAGTACGTAGTAGTACCACCGGCAGTAGTTACGTTAGCAGGAGCGTGCTCATAAACAGCATCGATCAAGCCTTGCGTAGCTGAGCGTGGTGGAGAGCCTGCAGGAGAACTAGCCTGACCCCAGAAGAGTGTAGACTCGATATCAGTAGAATGCAACTGCATACAGTCTTCACGAGACTCTGAGATATTATCAAAGCCAGCTTCAGCGTAAGACGCACGAGCAGTATCTGAGATAGCCCAAGCATTACGAATGATCTGCGTAAAGTTAGGTACATAGACAGACTCGATAGTACGCGCTGTTGGACGAGTGCTAGACTGAGTATGAGAGTTACCTACAGCAATAACTACTTCAGCGTCAGCTAAGTCAGCTGCGGCTACACGACCATGAGAGCGTACTACTGTTAGGTTAGTAGCGTCAACTACTGCCGTAACCAGCACATTCTCACGTGATGCAGTCTGCAATACCATGTCAGCTACGATACCTCCAGTACTAATAACTGGGAAGTTAGTAGCAGCCGCAAGTACGATAGCAGTAGTAGTTACAGCACCGAATACCATAGACTTAGTAAAGTAACCATGAGATGCAGCTAATGCTTTAGACTTACCTACTTGACCTGTCATAGCAAACAGCGGAGCTGAGCCATTAGGATACAAGCGCAGGATAGCCGCCGCAAAAGATTTCTTGTTCAACTCATCAGGGTTAAACGAGGTATAGAATATACCATTGGGATTAAAAGCCATTACATTATCCTCCTAGGATAAGATTATTTCTTGTCTGTTGCCCAGTCTAGCCAGTCTGTCTCATCTTTAGTAAGATCAGATTCAGTAGCTGTCGAAGGGTTCATTGAGTTAGATAGCTCAGAGACATACTTAGTAGTCATCTGGCTGATCTGGTCAGGAGTAGCATTAGGATAGCTAGCCTTTAGCTGGGCTTGAATGCCTTTAGCTGCGAAGCTAACAATCGGATTATCTATTCCAGGGACAGCTTCTAGAGCAGCCTTATCAAACAGGCTACTATTAAGCTTATCTTCGAGTTGACCAGCTTGATTTGAAACATGAGAGTTAGTAACTGATTCACCTAGCATAGCTGACTGCTGTAACGCTGTCATATAGGCCATACTGGACATAGCCTTGAATGCTTCTAGCATATCAGAGCCACCTTCCATACCAGATATCTTAGTCATTAGCTCAGCAGGAATAGCCTTGGAGAAGTCCTGATTAGCAGCTAGCTTCTGCATACCTTCAGGGGTAAGGACAGAGGCAACTGATAGAGGAGCGGGAGGCTCACCTGCATTGGGCTTATTTATATTTTCCATCATTCCAGCAAATATGTCAATACCAGACGCATCAGAGGCTAGAGGATCTACTACAGTAGCAGCAGGAGCGGCAGGCTCTCCACCTTCGCCAGGCTTAGCAGGATCACCACCCTCAGGAGTAGGGGCAGCCGCAGGAGCATCACCACCACCACCCATAGGCCAGATATGAGTAGGAAAGATTGCAGGCATTAGTAGCTTAGCTATGTTACGGTATTTCATTAGGTTTGTCCTTCTTCTTGTTTAGGTTGCTTAGGTTGTAAATCGAATATTAGCTTACCACCTATCTCTATCATACCATTAAGATAGGCTACATCTACAGCAGTCTTCTTTAGGTCATCAGAGCGAAAGGTAGTAAGCGTAGTTTGGGTGCTCTCTGCTAGTTGAGTCTGAATATAGGCTCTTACTAGTGGATCAGAAAGCTTATGTTGGATCTCTTCTACTTCTTTTTCAGTAAAATCATAGGCATTAAACAGCAGGCTGACTTGGGGGCGCATTAGGTTCTACTCCGGGTTGTGTAGTAGGTTGGCCAGGCTGCTGAGGGGCAGCAGTAGGCTTGAATTGGTGCATATCTGGTACGCCTATTAGGCCACCAAAGTAAGCGTATAGTTCGAATAGCATAGGATCTTGTAGAATCATAGGGTTAGCTGTGAAAGCCTGTAGCATCATATTGAAGCTCTCAGGATTAACCATCTTACTCTTAGGAGTATAGCCATCAGCCAGCTTGAACTCTATTAGCGCCTTGCGTAATGTAGCAGGATTAATCTCTAATGCCTTACTACTAGATGGTGCTAGCATCTTACCCTTAGGAGCATACATAAGGATGTTAAGCTTAAGCTGGTGCTTGATAGAAGTCATTACTTGACTCTCTACTCTAAGGGCTAGGTTACGAGTTCTGTCACTAGCATTACCAGATATCTCTTGGAACTCACCTAGGGTACGATTACCCTTAGTCTGGATACCTTGCTGAGAAGCAGACATACCAGTAGACTGGTCAGCTATCTGCATAAGGTTCTGCATGTCTCCTAGGAGAGAAGCTGTGCCGCTATTATCAAATGGTATCTGATGATAGACTTGACCAGCATTTAGACTATCTAGTCTGAACGTCTGAGTCATAGGTATCTTAGCAGCAGGATCACGGCTATTAACATCACGACTACGCAAGTAATTAGGATTGTAGATAGCTCTATCAGAGATAGCTCTACGAGATGAAGCCAGTCTAGCATTAAGCAATTCACTAGCAGCATCCTGCCAAGGAAGGATTACTTCACTAAGGCTTTTAGTCTGATAGCCGAATCCATCTTCTACAGGCTGTCCCATATAGATAGGCAATGAGTTATTAGGCGTAAAGACAGGAGAGATATGAATGATATGCTGCATGTTAATGATAACTAGCTTAAGCACTTGTACCTTATCACCATTAGGACGAATCATACCGAAGTCTTCTGGGATAGCCCTTACGTACATAACAGACTTAAGATATTTATTCTTATGATCTTTGTTCTTGTTACCAGTACTAGCATCCTGACCTATCCAAGTAAACCAGTCTACATTATCAGAGTCTTTAGTAGGATTATACTTAGCTACTTCTGGACGCTCAACGAAATATTCTTCACTAGGATAGGTAGACGCTAGTGCATCTTTAACATTGATAGCCCCTGCGTATTCACCACTCAAGTCTTCTAGCTCTTCTGCTAGCTCCTTAAGCTGGATACGAGTGATGTTCTCATGGTAGCCTATATAGTCACCTTCAGTGGATACCTTAGCAGGCGCAGCTGAGTAGTCCCAGAATAGATTATACATATCCATTCCTTTAATACCATTGATGTACTCAAAGCTAGTATCTATGCTAGGAGTATCACCAACAGTAGCGCTATTAGTAGCTATAGTAACTGTTCTGTAAGGACTCCATGTCACCTCAGCCCCATGAAAGTTATACTTAGCGCCGTCTAATAAGAAGCGCAATAGCTCCTGCTTCCACTTACCTATGTTACTGTGGCTAGCCATTAGAGCTTCCATCTGCTCTCCTGCTTCAGACTCTTCCTTAGAGGTAATTACTCCAAAGATAGGATAGCCTGATAGGAACACATCACTA